TGTATTACTTCTAACTTTGATATTTGGCTATACTCTATTTGTGATTTAACTATAAAGTTACTTTCAAGTTTATCATAGTAATCAAATCTTGACTGCTTATAGATAGGGTACATTTTGTTTGCGTGTATTGCTGTTGCGTGGTCAAATGATTTACCTTTTGATTTTATAAAGTCAGATATACTTACCCACCTCATATCAAGTTTGTTTCTTAATATATGACAAAGTAAAGCCCTATGCTCAACGTATTCAGTTTTTCTTGTTTGTTTGTATATATCTAACCCAGTTAAACTAATTAGTAATTCACTTACTTCTTCTGGTGTTTCTAATATTGTGTTTATAGTATTGTATTCCATTCTATTTACTTTGTAGTTTTTGAATGTATAAAGCTGCATCCATTAGTTCTTCTTTTAAGTGTTGTAAAAAGTCATCGTGCTTGTTATCTTGTAGTGTTGTTTTGTATTTGTCTATACCTACACAACTTCTTATATCAAACTCTCTTTTTAAATCTTCTACTATTTTATCTTTCATTGTGTTCTTAATTTTAAAAGGTGGTAGCACTCTGCATATTTTTGTCTTGCCTTACCTTTGTATTCTTGTTTAAATAATTCGTATAGCTTTCTTGTGTATTGGTATTTTGTTGTGCAATCTTTAAAATGCTTTTCTGCAAACTTCTTACCCTTACCTTTAAAGTAGTTTACATTGTCTGCCGTATCACCCTCAATCATTTGTGAGTAAAAGTTAAACATTGCTTCTTCTTCTGTAATATCCAATACCATTTGGTGCTTATAATGATAGTTGTACATTAAACAAGGAAATTGTTTATAGTCTTTATCTATGCTAACTATCATCACTTCATCCCTACCTAAATCATCAGAAATTTGCTTCCAGTACCTTGCAACCATATCATCAGTTTCTACACCATAACCCCATATGCTATCGTAATGGTCTTTTACAAATTGGTGCATTTCATTTAAAAGCGGAGGTAATTCTTGCTTCTTTCTATTGGCTTTGTACTTCTTTGTGATTAGCTTTCTAAAGTTACCCTTTGAACCACTAAAGCAAAGCACCTTGTCTATTGTATACTTTTCTTCCAAGTCGTTTACTATTTTCATAAACTGCTGGTCAAACTTATTCCTTGCATCTACAATATCTGTGTAGTACTTTTCATCATCTGGTGTTTCTCTTTTACGATAACAACTTGCAAAAATTAAACTATCTGCATCTACTAGTAAAATCATAATATAGTTTCTATTTGTGGTAAATTTTCGTTTTCAAAAATTTTAGGTTCCAACCATTCATCTATTTCTACCGAACCACTCATAAATATTTCTGGTTCCATTCCATTCAAATACCATTCACACACAATGCACTGAACCGTTAATTTATCTAATATAATATCGGGTTTATTTTCTATTTTTATTTTTATCTTCATAATTCTGTTGTTGCTTCCTTAATCATTTCAAGGTACATTTCTTGCATCTTCTTTTGTTCTTTGGTTACCATTCTAATAATTGATGGTAAGTCCTTAAAAAGCTGCTCCACATCCATCACAAGGGTTTTATTATCATTATATCCAATATATAACTCCCCATCATTACACCATAAAGTATCTGTATTATATATGTAAGTATGTTTCCTTGCTTCTTCTAATTTTACTCTTAATATTCTGATTTGCTTTTCTAATTGTTTTATCCTGTTATCTTGTCCCATTTGTCTATTGTTATGTTAAGTCTTAAATAATTTCTGTTCTTAGTTTCTTTTACTTGGTAGTTAATCGATATATCTGATATAGATGGGTCAGCATCTGTATGGTATTCTATTTGCTTTTTAAGCTTTTCCCAAGCTGCTTCGTTTACTCTCATATTAAAATACTGCTATAATAAAGCTATCATCATCTATATGTATAACTTGTGTTTCATATTCTATTGCATCAATATCTGGATAATCTTCTTGACCATAATCTAATTGAAATTCCTCTAGGCTATCGTATTCTTCATAATCACAACATAATGCAATTATATCTAATTCTATTTGCTCACCAGTACTGTCTTCATATTCTTCTAAATATTCAAATAAGGCTTTTTTACCTTTATAACTAAATTGGTTTTGCCTATTCATATTTGTAAAGGCGTCTGTAAATTGGTAAAAATTAACTGTCTGTTTCATCTGTTTTGTTTTTAATTATTATTTTATAAATTTTCCACATAAAGGGTACATTCTAGTATTAAATGCTTGTCCTTTTTTTATTTTCTTTTTACTGCTAAATATAATATCTTCGGTTGCTACCTCATCTATTCTACCATAGTAGCCTACTTCTTTTCTATCGGGTTTTTCTAATATAGTTGAGCCAATGTATTTATCGTCAATCATATACTCTAAAAAATAACCTAGTTGTTCAAATTGTGACATAATGTTTTGCTTTATTAATTTAAGCAAATATACAAAATATATCTTATAAACAAAAAATTTTATAACTTTTTTTTAAGAAAGATTGATATTTATTCTAACCGCCTGATTTTCAGTAAGCAAATAAACGTCTTTTAATAGTCGTTTTTTTGTCCACATTGTGGTATCTGGGCAATACTTTTTTACTGGCTTTGGCATATGTAAATTATCTAACCAATACATAAAATTACCTTTAGGGTCATTAACAAAAAATAACCTAACAACACCATCAAGTGCCATTAAGCTATCGTATTTGTCTTTTTCAATTAGTTTATCTTCATAGTACTTATTTCTAAATTTCATCTCAATAACGCAATCTTTTCCTTTTGGCGTTTTACCTTTTGCATCATACCTTGAATAACCATCACCGCAATGTTCTAACTCCCAGCCATCAAGATTTAAAAGAAATACAACCGCCTTTTCCCACTCATTAATTTTTTTAATTCCCATTATTCCAAATTACGTTTAGTTGCTTAATCCATAGCTTTATTTTTTTTGGGTTACAAGTGCAAGGTTTATGATATTTATGATTATAGTAAACCGAATGAAGCTTACATATAAGTTCAAATTCATTACCCTCTAATGTATCTTTTTTGTTTTCCCTAAATTTTGACCAATCACCAAAATCTTTTTTATTAAATTTTACCATCTATCTATTTTAATTTCATTTAGTTTTTTTCTTCTATCATCACAACCGCAATCTGTTCCCCAATGGTTGTGGTATTTATTTACCAACCACTTAATGCCAGTATATGTTGTTATGTAATGTATTAAATCACCTATTTTCATAATAATTTTAATTCTAAATGGTATATATCTTCATATTTAACTTTAACTATTTTATCTTTTTTACCCCATTTTTCCCGTGTGTAAAATTTAAAATAATGTTTTTTATCTGTAGTATATCCATCAGTTTTACTTTCAATATAATCTAACAAATCTTTTCTTTTATATATGCTGAATTTGTCTAATTCTGTTATGTGCATTGCAATATACATAGCATCACCTCTTAACCAACCTTTAAAACCATTTACATTTGTATGTTCTAACCAAATTGTTTTTAATCTTCTATTACCTTTTACATCAACCCCATATCCATTAACATAACAATCTATGTGTCTATACCAATCATCTTTTTTAGTTGATTTTTTATAAGTTAATTTAGAATTAATTACTCTATTTTTAAAATCTTCTTCAAATGAATTACCTAATTTTTTACAATAATCAAATCTATTTTCAGATACATTCATAATAATTTTTTTAATTTATTCTTGACTTTGTTGTAAGTGTTGTAAAGTGAATAGTAATGTATAAGACTTTTCCTAGAAAATTCTGCTATGCTCTCACCCTCGTTTATTATTTCAAATACCTTTCTATCATACCAAAACATTCTTGATAGTTCATCTTGTATTTTATCGTAGGGTTCATCAAAGTTTACATCTGTAGTTGTTAGGTGTATATCATCCATTGATACCATTGTGATGTTTTTACCTTTTCTGTTTAAATCGTAAAACAATGTTCTTAATGTCTTATAAATATAATAGTAGTTAATTTCTTTTTCATTGTACATTATATCTAAACCCTTTTCAAGTTTAAGTTGTATTTTAATATACATTTCTTGTACTAAATCTTCTGCTACTTCTGGTTTACACCCAAAGGTTGTTACTATTTCTAACCATTGTTTGTGCTTTGCAGCAACTAATATCATTGTTTTTTGTACCATACTATTTTAATGGGTCATATAAATCACCAACTATAATTGGCAATCCTTTCTCATTTACTTCAAAGCTAAATGTATCAAAGCAATACCCTCTGCTTCTACCACATTTAACTGTAGTCCAATCTTTATTTACTGTGTTGGCTTCCAAACTTATTACCGTTTCTGCTTTCTTTTCAAGTGCTGAACCTAAATGACCAGTTCCAAGTTTAGCACTACCAAAGTTTTGATGTATTACATTTATTATATGTACGTTTTGTTGTTGGCTTAATCTCATTAATGCACTAACTAATTCATTACTCTTTTCAATGTTGTTTACATCAGCACATAAATCTGCTACACCATCTATAATAAGCAAGGATGGTTCTTTTATGTGTTCCTTTAGATAGTACTCAATAAATTCTAAACGTTCTTTAAAACCTATTGTACGCAATGCAAACGTATGGTATTTATCTTTAGGTATGTTGCTATCCATATCTAATGGTCTACGAAATACTTTGGATGCGTGCCACTCGCCTTGCTCTGTATCTATATAAATTAAATCACCATCACCTCTATGTCCTTTAATTTGCCCACCATAAATATTAGTACCACTTAAATATGCACTTGCTAATAAGCTACAAAAAAACGATTTACGAGTTTTTGGTGGTGCAGTTATCACACTTAAATTTCCATAAGTACCAAGAGCGATTGGTATTATTGTATCTCCTTTATCTGATTGTAAAACCTTTTCACCATAGCTTAAACATACTGGTGGGTAATCTATTTTTTCGTTAATGTCTATCTTGCAAGTATCTGCAATAAACTCCATCAACATATTCTGTTCTGTTTCTTTTTCTGTCATTCGTTAAATATATAAAAAAAAGGTGCAAGTTAAAAACTCACACCCTTTATTGGCTAATTAAAATGGTAAATCATCTTCTGCTGGTTCTGCTACTTGTGGTTGGTCTTCTCTTTCAGCTACAGTAACTCCTTTGTCACTCATCCAAACAACCTTACCATTACCGAGATAGGTTTTAGCAACCTTTGCTTCTCTTTCTTCTTTGGTTTGGCTATCCATAAAAGCTACGTTGTTACCGTATCTAGTTTCATCTTGTACTGCGATTGTGAAATTGTAGTACACCGCACCATCTTTTCCTTTTACAAATTTTTCTTTAGGTAGTCTATCTACTCTAATACTTCCGTTAATAATTGCACTCATAATATATAGTTTAAATTTGATATTGTCATTACACGCAATACCTCGTGTTTTTATTTATTTAGTTTTTCAAACCTTGCTGATTTTCTATCTGTTCTTGTATATGAATATATTAATTTATTTTCATCACAAGGTATAAATTTTACTTTATCATCTAAAGGTTTTTTTATTCTTCTTCTCATATTATTTTCTTTTAAAGTCATCACTTTCATCTTCACCAAATACTCCTAATTCATAAAAGCCAGTTAGTTTAAGTACACTTCTTGATAAACTTCTTTTCTCTGCCATTTCCATTACATACCAACTATTGCAATTCCCATCTTTATAGTTAGCACCTTTCAATGCACTTCCAAAGGTTTCAATTTGTACACCCTCTTTTTTTGCATATGCTTTTACAACCGCAAAGTTAGGTTCACATTTTACAACCTCATAATTAATTGTTATGTTTTCTTTTGCTGCTATCTTTTCAATACCTTGTCTGGTGATTATAACATAGTGTTGATGTTTATACACATCTGTTTTTCCTAAATCGTACTTCTTGTAAAGTTCTAATAATTTTTCTCTATCCATTTTGTTTGTTTATTTGTGATACTTCTATTTTTGCTTTTAATTCTTCTATCTTATTTGATAGTGCTTCAACTCTAAATCTGTATTGCTCAATAATACTTTGGGCAGTTTCTTGTGAATAGTTTGTACCCATTATCTTATATTTATTAAGGTTGATTTTGCATCATCTAACCTTTTGATTATTGATAAAACTGTTATTGCGTCTTGGTCTTGTTCTGCTCGATACAAAGCATATTCAAGTCTTTTAATTTCGTCTTTTAAATCGTGTTTCTGTGTTCTCATTCTGTTTTATTTTTGTAAAAATTAAAAGAAATTAGATGTTTGCATTATATCTTCACGACCTTTAAATATGGTCACTCCGTTTTCAACTACAGATAATTTGTGTCTGGTGTCACAGAATAATTCGATGTGCCTCATCATTTGTACTCCGTTATCAAACTTTAAATTTACTAAGTTTTGTGTTCTTGTGTTAAATACTTGTAATATCATTTTGTTCTGTTTTATTTAGTTAGTTGATTTATTTTTTAAACTTAATTTTAAATAGGCTTCTGTCCCAACCCATATCCACTAATTTATCTTTGTGTATTTGGTGTCCGCTTCTGTAGTTCTCAGATACCACTTGCCCCTCATAGGTCATAACGTATGCACGTCTTATTCTTCCTCCCCCAATATACTCGTTGTTGTTTAATGCTCTCATAATGTTTATATTTAATTGTTTAATTGTTAATAATATATTGCCCTTCTGCGTCTTCTACTATTGTGTAATTAAAATCTGTAGATACCACTTTGTAATCTCCTGTTAACTCTCCTTTAGCGACTAAGCTGAAGTTTTGCATTTCATAGTAAAATTCATTTTTTAAAGTAATCATAATATTCTGTTTTAGTTAATTAATGTTAAGCAAATATAAACAAAAAATTTAATAACACAACAATATTTTAAAAATATTTTAAAAAAAAACAAAAAAAAGGCTTGACATATAGCCAAACCCCTTTTCCTTAACAAAACAGAATAGTCAAATATACTTAATTAAAAACTATCTACCAACTCTTTGTAGTGTTTTATCATATCTTGTAATTCATCATTAGAATACTTTACTGTTTGCTTTGCTTTTATGTATAATTCTTCAGCAGTACCATCACCATACTTTTCATCCAAGTACTTTGAAAATAAATATTGTTCACCAGCTTTAAACATATTACAACCCACGCATTGAACCGCTACGTTTTTTTCTAACCATCTTGTTGCATAATGTTTTCTTGATTGAAAGTGACCGCATTGCATACCTTTTTTGTAGTGTGATACCTTACCACAGGTAAAACAAGTTACATCACCTTTGTGGTCTGCATCTTTTAACCTTATGTACTGGCTAAATATAGCATCCAACTTTTTTACTATTTTGCTTCTTGATGGTTTAGATGGCATTATCTATAACTTCTATGATGTTTCTTAATTGGCTTCTTTCAAACTCACCTAAAGATTTGTCATTAATAAAAAGTAAATAGTAATCTTTACGCACTTTGATACATTTTGTGTTTTCCATATTTGTTTTTTTAAAATAATATTTATAACTTTGTGCTTTTTTATTACTTCAAATATATAAAATAAATAATTAGAAATGTATATATAAATATAAATCTAAAAATATATATTAAAAAAAATATAGAAATACTTAAAAATAAAATATAATAAGAATAATGATTTTGGAATAGTATTCTATTTCTGCGAAATGTACTTATATTTTTCAATACCTCTTGAACCAAAATAAGCAACATAGACAGTAAGTAAAAGTGATTTAAGTAAATCTATCCATTCAGTAGCAACACCAAAATCTATTGCAAGGCTATCCATAAGAATTAATAACCAAGTTGATACAGTTAAAAATATTAACATCATTGGTCTTACATTTTTAGATAACCAACTATCACTTGACATATCAGCACTCCACCTTTTAGATATTTCTTGTATTTCTATAATATCTAATTCAAGTAGTTTTAAGGCTTCTTCTTTGTCTTTAGGTGTGATAGTATCATCTTTGCTTATAAGACCACTAACAAGCTTTAAAATACCAGCATCAGGTATAACATCACTTACACCTTTAAGAATATTTGGTGCAGCTTTAGATAGAAATTTACCTACCCTTGTATCTTTAAACTTTTTTCTTTTTCTTTCCTCCATTATTCTTATTTAACAAATACCACTTGTGTAATGTGTAACCTATTGTTACTACCAATAAAATAATCTTTAATACTATGTCAATATTTGTCATTGAAAATATAAATGTTCCTAAATTTATAAGCAATGTTTTGTAGTCTGTTATCATTTCTTATCTATTTGTTTTAATTTGTTTATTGCCCACTCAACACCAGATGTTCCACCCCAAGCATTCCACATAAGACCACCACATCCTTCTGAAAAAGGTACATCTTTATGTTGTTGGTGTCTTTTAAAAGATGCCATTCTTGCTATTGTATCTCTTGAAATGTTTTCTCCCTTTGCTAATTGCGATGCTCTTTTTTTACCAGTAGCTTCACCACAAGAACCCCAACCGTGTTTCTCTACCCATTTTAAAGCACGTTTAGCATTGTTAGATGCACTTTTAGGATAGTCATTATACGTTTCAAGTTCTACTTCATAACCTTGAAAATTATGATAACAAATTGCTATTGCCTGTGATTTATTGTGGTATCTCATTAGTTGAGGTACACACCTAATCATATAATCTTTTTGGTTTTCGTCTGGCTTCTTCTTTGGTATTGGCATATTAATAAGTGTAATACACACCTCTTTTTTTAGTTACTAATACTTGCTTTCTGTTTTTGTCTTTGTTATAAGAAACGTGCAACCATTTTGGTTCTTTTCCAAATTCCCATATAAGCTGGTCAAACTCTAAATTGTCTTTTATGTAATGAAACATTTCTAAATTAGATTTACAATCTTCTTTGCCACAAGCCATACTTGTAATATCCATTGCTTCACCTTTCATATGGCTGCTTGTAGAACTACCCTTAATAGCAGAATTAAGTTCTAAAGACCTAAACATACTATTTACTCTTATTGGACACCCTACCCACCCTCTTAATGGTTCAAATACCTTTTCAGCAAGTAGTTTCATATTCTCAACTTGTTCTTCATTTGGTTTGTTTTTTATACCGTATTGTTTAGCATAATTAGAACCAACTGCTTCTTTGTAAGAAATGTGTTTACTTATTCTTTTCATCTGTAATTAATTTAAAAGTTCCATCTTCAAGATTTACTTCTATGTTACCATATTTCTTTTCAAGTTCTTTCTTGTTTTGTTCTTGCTTCATAGAAAGTTCTGCAAACATATGAGATAGTGTATGTGACTGTGTAGCCAATAAACCTAAATCGTGTAAGATTGCTTGTTTCTTTTCTTCTTGTTCTTTAAATGTTTTTAATTCGTCTTTTGATAATTTTCCCATTATATTGTTTTTTGGTTAAGTATCAAATATACTAATTATTTTGGCACTTCTGCATCTTTAGGATACCCATAAAAACTATGTGCTACATCTTTAGGAAATACTGCAAATTCTTTAAAGTCTAAATTTGGTTTTGCTCCGTTCATTACATCAATAGCATAACCATCATAGTAAATTGGCGGTGTAAGTTCGTTACCCTCTTTATCGTAAGTAGCTGGTATCTTTACAACCTTACCGATATAAACAACCGCAGCCGTATCTTTTGAAAATACTATTTCCTCATCTTGTTCAACTAAAACACCAATATTTAAAAGGTATTCAGTTCCTTGCTCTTTGGTTTCAAAATTTGCTTTGTATATTTTCATTATATTGTTGTTAATTCGGTTAGTTCCTCATCGCTTAAAGCCTCTTTCCAAACTGCAAGTGCTTTTGTTTTGCCTCTGAATAAACCACCCGTTGTGTTTATTTCACTAAAGGCAAGTTTTGTTAATGTGCCACTTGGTATAGTGGAGCCGCTTGTATCTGTTCTAACTTCAACACCATCAATCCACAAAGCAAAATCGTTTTCTTTATATTTAAAAGCTACTTTGTGAAATTCTGTTATATCTGAAACAAAAACAGATAAATCAGCTTGAGATGTGCCGCCTAATCTTAAAAATGCTCTGATAATATTTGTACCTACTGAATACATTAAAGCTATTCTATTATTATAAGTACCATCTGACAATGAAATATAATTAGATGTTACTTCGTTAGATAAACTTGCTATCTCTGCATATAGTGTTCCCTCTGTGCTATTTATACTTGCTAAACTACCGCCATTGGTGCATAAGTCTTGGTTTCTCGTTACTGATGAGCCAGATGTTGGAATTAGGCTTGTAGGATAAGATTGAGCCTCAAATTGTGCACCCCAAATACTAATATCTAAATCCCCAACTTGGCTACCACTTTTTATTAATCCTACATTTCTATTTGATTGTGTTGGTGTTATTGTATTTGTAGTTTCAAATCTTTGCCATTGTGTTGTTACTACCACATCTTGAGCTTGCACCCCGTTATCCATAAATAACCTAACATTTTGGCTAACATTTGTATTACTTTTTAAATATATAGATAAAGTAAAATCACTACCAACGTGTGATAAAGATTGATATATATAATTTGTCGCGTTTGTCCATTGTAATCTTGTAGCATTATTTTGACCGCTTGGAGATGTTGTATAGTTATCTGTTGTGGTTATACTTCCAACCCTTAACCAACTGCTATCGCTAAATAATTCAGATTGTGTTATTAGGTTGGTACTCTGCGGTTCCCACAACCAATGCCCACATCCACTATCTGGCACTACTTCTTGCCCGAGATATTCTTTTACAGATACATTGTCTATTGAGCCATTAAAAGAAGATGATGGAAAACGTAATACAGATTGATTATTTGCAAGTTTTATATATTCAGTATAAGTTCCGTTAGTATTTCTTAACGTTCCATTTTCGTTGCTTGTACCCGTAAATCTAAACCTAATATCTCCGCTTACATAATTTAAAACATCATAAACAACTTTATAGGTTTTACCACTTAAAAAAGTACCGCTTTGGTCTAAATTACTTGCACTTCCATCACTTGTTGCATTACCTCCACTAATACTCCACCCAGTTCCTTTCGTCCAGCCCGTATCTGTATCAAACGTACCATTTAAAACTTCCTCACTCCCTAAAGCATCTTGATAACTAAAGCCCTCGTAGTTTATTCTCGGTAGGTTAGTATCGTCTGTTATTTCTATTACTGATATGTTTGTTATAGAGCCTTCAAAGCCAGCATTTTTATAAAACTCAAGTCTATCAATATCATAAGTTCCCACCTCTGTATAAGTGCCGTTTGCATTTCTATTTTGCCCAACTACACTCCCAAAATCAAGTTTTATATTACCATTACCACCATAGTTAGATAAAGTAAAAGTTACACTACATTTTTTACCGCTTAAACCACTTATTGATTGAGTTAGCTTTGTAGCTGCTCCAGATGTTGCAACTGCCACATTATCTCCAATACTCCAACCATCTCCCAACTCCCAATTTTGCCCCACCTCTTTAACCGAGATGTTTGTAATAGAGCCGTAGAAGTTGCTATTAGCTTGCACCCTTACACTTTCAGTTGATGTAGCAACCATATATTCTGTATAAGTACCATCTGCATTTACAAATGATTGAGTAGCTTGCCCAGCAGTTACCTTAACTTGTCCCGAAATATAATCTAAAACTGTATATTGTACCTTGTAGGTTTTACCAATAGTTAAAGTATCTCCTGTTGAGATTAAATAACTATTACCGACAACACTTCCATCACTTATAGCCTTATCCTCTCCTACACTCCAACCCGTTCCAAATGTCCAATCTTGACCTACCTCACGTACTGAAACGTTGTCTATAGTTGCAGATACATTAGTAATTCCAAACTTTCTTTTTATTTCTATATCAGTGTTTTCTGCCACCATATAGAAAGACTTTGTGCCAACACTTGTTATATCTAAACCGATAGATGTACCACCATTTGTATTTACTTCAGCAGTTCCAACTAAATTAGAAACTTCAATAGATATTAAATAAGTTTTACCTATTGTAAACACGTTTTGTCTTATACCAGCAAAACTACCATCTGTTGTTGCAAATGTCGCCTCACCGTTTGATATTGTAGCTTGTGTTAATTGCCAACCACTATCTGTATCAAACGAGCCATTGGTAATCTGCTCCGCACCCTCTTGAGAAAAGCTACCGTTAGAAACCTCTTGTACACCCTCCTCACTAAAAGAGCCGTTCTGCACTAAATTACCAGAAAGTATCTGTACGTTTTCAACTAACCCTTGAGCGTTTACTCTTGTAGCTGCGGAGTTTCTGCTGAAGTCAAAATCACCACTTCCATCACTTGGTTTAACACAAAGTGCTTCACCATTGTTATAAGCGGTTGGGGTCAGTATAATTGATGCTTTTTCTAATAAATCCATTTATCCTATAATTTCAAG